GTTACCAAAGTAAATCTTGCCGCCAGCACGGTAGGCTATGATGTAGCCACGAGTCGCTGCGCTACTAAGCTGGTATGACGCTGACGCTATAACCGTGACTGTAAGAGATCCGCCAGGTGCTACTCCAACCACTGGCAGCGTCACGTAAGCAACGTCGCCATCAGACATAACAATCGTCTGCGCGTTGATCGTGTAAGCAAACGCATGTGATGGAGCGACGATGCTTAAAGCGCCAGTCCATGTCAAAGCGGTCGAATTGAAGCCGCCACTCATCCCTAGTGGGTTAAGCGATGCGCCGTTTGAAAGGGCTTCGGTGATCGCGACGTTTCCGACCGTCCCCGACGTGGAGTTAACTAATTCAATCCTGTTGCCACCGCCATCGGAGGCCGTGATCGTTAGGACCGAGGCGTTGATTGCTGAGATGAGCGCCGTCTTGACCTGAATTGAAGTGCCATTCAGTGGGACTGTGATGGCATTCGGCGGGGCAGAGGCATTGGTGTCGAACGTAAACACCAGGCTAGTTGCACCGTCAGAAATCGTAACGGTGTCGCCATCGGCTATGCCAGTGTTTGGATCTGAGAGGTGAGTGACGAGACTACCGGTCGCTGCGGCTGGCAATTGCCATGAGATATTGCCGCCACCGGTCAGGATGTAATTCATCCTATCCAAAAGATTAAGTGGAGTCGTCGCTTCAGGGTCGTACCAGTTCGGTAGACCCTTCATCTCTTTAATGATGGTTTTTAGAGCGTCTGAATCCTCTTTGAGCGTCCTGATGGTTTTATCAGTCCGCACCGTTCCAAACGCTGTGCCGTCGAAATTGAAGTCCGAGGCTAGGTGGAAAAGGAAGTCGCGCTGATCCGTGACGAGGGTGATTGCTCCACCGGAGGTCGTAACGATCGCGAGAGGTATTCTCTGTGGCTGTCCGACCGAGAACGCCACCGTATTGCTGACGAGTCTCGCGTCTTGGCAGAATGCAGTATCGACCGCTTGGATAAATTCTTCGCCCTGACCGGAGTTGGCGGTCGTATCCCAAATGGCGACTGAGTCGTTGCCTGTTGTGCTCTCGTAAAGCTCGACCTCGACATAGTTTGTCGCATTATCGTCGAGTGTCTTATCGAGAAAACCAAACGACGTCGGACGATAATTGATCGCCTCGCGTCCAACCCGTTCCGAATTCATCAGCATCGAATAGCTGGAGGTATCGACTCGGACCATGAGGCCACCGATGTCGATGATTTTCCAACCCGCGATGATCTTGTTTTTCGATGAGATGAACGCTTGATTGTAGTTATGGAACTCTTGAGCGATGAATTGGATCATGCTCTCGTAGAAAGGGAGGTCGAATCGCTGGTCGGCCACGAACCTTTGCTCTTTTTGCATGTTACCTCAACCTATCTAACTGTAAGCCCTTGCAGGCCAGGTCTGTTTCAGCACTCATAAACTGGACCAACGATGCGCCAATTTATAACAACCCCTGCCGCCTTCAGTGATTCGATGATTTGCTGGGCGAGCAATCGCGCTGCGACAACACCGACAATGTAAACCGAATAATCTGAGCCATTTACGTTAGGTGTATTATACGGCGTCACGATAACGTTGACTACTTCCCCGATCGAATGATTATGTTGAAAAACATAACCGGGATCTATGAACAGTGTTTGATTATTGGGTCTTCCAAAATACTGTATAAGACTTTCTTCTGTCTGAGTACCGAAATTAAATGACAACATGCCGACTGTGTTCGGGATTAGTGAGGCGTCAGTCATCGTCAGGGTGGGTGTAATATTGCCTGCGACAATCGTCTGGCCAAGGGTGCCGCGCAGTTTGGTGACCGTAAAAGCCGAGGTCTTGTCGGGGATGTAGCCCCCTTGGTAAACGGGGCGAGACATCATAAAACGACCGCCAGCCGTAAACCCCGAGAGGTTGGTCGCGGGAGAAAACTGGAGGATCACCCCAGTAGACCCCGACCCGTTCGAAACCGGACTCGCATAAACAATGTGTTGGCCGATGATGCCACCCGCGATCTCGTCTGCCACTAAGGACTTAGTTGTCCCGTCCAGGTCAATCTCTATAGTTTTCGCCAGGTTATCAATAACTGCGATGACCCCTGAGTAGTTATGGAAGTGGTGAGCGCCTTTTAGCGTCCGCCTCAAGGCCGGAACAGCGGTCGGAATTGTGATCTCGATCTCGTTTGGTCTGATCTCATTGATGTCCACTATGGGATTTCCAACCCCGAAAAAGATGTCTAGCACCTTTTGAAAGGTAGGAATCACCTGTTTTGGATAATAACTGAGCGCTGGAATAAGCTGGCGGAACAGACTGTCGGTCAAATTGAAGACGGTCGGCCTGAAGACACCGACGTTAGATCCGAGAGCGTCCAGGTATTGAAGTTGCGCAAGTCTAACGAAAAGTTGCTCTTTGGCATCCTTGACCGCGATCACGAGTGCATCGTCTTCGCCAGACCAGGCGTAAAGCAACCCGCGATTCATGATGTTAGTCTGTGGCCTCAATACTGAGGGCAAAAAACGCTGCATCTTTTCGAGCTTGGTAAATGCCATTAGACCACTCCAACATTGCTTTCGCTGATCCTGGCCAACTCATTGTCTGCCACCGCAATGTTAACAAGTGGTGATGCGATCACCGCATCGAACACCCCGCTAACGTTTTTGACCTGAACTACGATCTCAGAGAGGATGACGTCGCCACCGACTGGCAGTCTATTGATGTAGTTTGACACCGCGCTCTTAACGTTGTCTGTCACTGATGCCAAGGACACACCTTCGGATGTCGTAATCTCAAGTTGGATTTTGACAGGTATCGTCACCGGCTCGATCACTTCAACCTGAACACCTGCGGCGCGAATGCCAGGAAAGTTCTCAGAGTCATTCTGAACACCGTCCACGGTCTTTTGAACTAACTGTGTGAGGCCGACATAATATTTATAGCCATCGACACCCTGAGACCTGAGAGCAAATTGTAGTTCACTGTTACCAGGCCCGCCTGTTACCGCAACCGATGCTAACTCACCCGCTTGCAGGGATGCGATCTGCACCCTGGTCCCAGCATCGACCGACTTGATCTCTGCTGAGTTTGAAATAAGGGTGATGCCTCTATTATTCCAGAACTGCACAACCTGACGTGAGGTCACTGGAATAATGTGATAGGTGTCGCTGACGACTGGTAAGCCGCCAAATGGTGCTGACAGTGTGAGCGTACCAGTCGCCGCAACGTAAGTGCTGATAGTACGCCGCTGCACAAGTTGTGGACCTGTTGTCATTTCCAAATCAAAACCAACCAAGTCGGCGTTGTTCGGGAAAATCAAATTGAGCCCGGTGTCGATGATAACGCTCGTGCTGGTCACGCCAGTCAGATCACTTTGATAGAACAGGGGAAGCGTAAAGCTGTTTCCGAGATCGTCTTCAAGAACAGTAACGACCGTATCATTCAAACCGAAGGCGTATGGGCTGACCGCCGATTCGAGCGCCGGTATGTGACTGACTAGGGATGAAACCTCGTCAGTGGCAAAATCCAAAACTGTGTTGGCGCTTAACGGACCAACTAAAAGAGTCCCACCATTGATTCGATCACTCTGAATCCGAACGCGGGTGTTGCTCTCAATTGCCTCTGCCGTAAGGCCGTAAATATCTCGATTGATGACAGCGGCGACTTCGGTTGGCAGTGCGTTCAATGGATCTGAAAAGTCGCCTGATACAAATGTCGTTGTCTGAAGAATGCCATCGACTGTAACTGTCAGTGTTGCGCCTGGTAGGCCCGCATAAACTCCAACTCCTGACACTAGGAAAGCCCTGGTGTCATACGATCCAAGTGTGACGATGTCGCCTGGTAATAGAGTGTTTTCCAGTTCGAGTTGGCCAACGAATCTATTGAGTGTGTAGTCCTTGCTCGTCCCCGCCCGCTCTATCTCAGGAAATTCAAACTGCTCATTCGCACCACAAATTCTTAGTTTTTTAACAACCGGAGCGGTGGGGAGGACGGATTGCGTTCTTTGTATCCTGATCCAATAGGCGCTAACCGCGTTAACGGTCGTTTTTGCCCAGTCATACGGCGCTTGGAACAAGATGTGTCCGCTTTGGGTAAGCCCGAGCGTGGTGTCATAAGCACCAAACTGAGTGAAAGCATTAACGATGCCACCTTGATAAAATTCAAAACTAGGAAGTACGTCAGTAGAAGCATTGGTAAGCAGATCGACAAAAACAGTGTCAAAAGGGACGTCGCTATGGCCGAGATATATATAATCAAGGTTTGCGGCAAAGACCGTCGTAGATGTAGTGTTGTCACCGAATTCTGTCGTTCTATCGACATCAATTCCACCCTCCTCGTTAAAGGCGGTCGTAAACTTTTCGACCACTCTAATTTTTGAGTTAGCAGACCTTACAACGTTCGACGACAACGTGACCTTAGTATCATTAGATGACGTCCTTGCCGAAAAACCTGCGCCTCTTGAGTTTAAAACCTCAACGACTTCAAGAATATTTGCTGTCGCAGGGATGAGAAAGTCCGCCGCATCAAACCAAACTTTTTGAATATTCTTAGTTCTCCCGTCAACCACGACTGATAAATGGAGCGGGACTCCGCTGAAGTCGTAGGTTGCTGGCTGTCCAGATTCGACCGATGCGGTTCTGCCGTCCTTAGACAAGAGGGACATGACATGGTCACGTTCAAGGTAAAGCTTGGTCGTATATTTAATATCGGTCGGAAAATTGAGTGCTGTATTTGACGTTCCGCCTGTGACCTGAATCTCTTCATCACCACTCGCTCTCGCAAAGATTCTGACTTTAGAGCCGCCCGATGAGACTCTTGATTCAAACAGATTCGACGTACTGTTTATTTTCGCCAAAACCTCTTGCGCCGTAGCTGCGCCGGGTGACGTAAAATC